AATGGGTGCTTTACTTATACCAAAGAAACCTATTTACAGAAAGTCTGGAGAAGATGAGTACTATATATTCTTTTCTGAAAAGACAATAGCAAAAGCATCTCAGTTATATCTACAAAACGGAAACCAATCCGAAGCAACACTAGAACACAAAGACCAATTAAAAGATTTAACACTTGTTGAATCTTGGATCGTAGAAGACAAACAAAAAGACAAGACTGCTTTATATGGTTTAGATGTACCAGTAGGCACTTGGATGGGTTCTGTAAAAGTTGAGAATGATGAGATTTGGAATGACTATGTAAAGACTGGCAAAGTAAAAGGTTTTTCTATTGAAGGTTATTTCGCAGATAAAATGGAAAGACCTAATGAAGAGTTAAAAGAAGATTTAGAAGAAAAGCAATTAGCAGAACTTAAAAAACTTTTATCCTAATGAGAGCAGTTTATTGTAAATGTAAAAACACCTACTCAATAGAGTGTAAAACAGAAACAAAAAAAGATTGTAAAACTCCTGAATATTGGAAGCAAGGCATCGGTAAAATAAGAAAAACCGAAGAAAGTTAAAAACGAAAATACAAAATAACTTAATAAAATCATTATATATACATGAACACGCAGAAAAGAGTTTTTAAAAAACTAGCACAAGCAGAGAAAACAGAATTGGCAACGCAGAAAGTTGAGTTAGCTTTAAATTTAGGTGGTATAAAATCTATGTCATCTAAATTAAAATCAAATATTAAATCATATCAAAAAAAGTTTAGTGTTCTCGATGATTTAGTAAGAGAGATAGGTTCTGAAGCAAGAGAGTTAGATGGCAGAGTTGATAAATTTTATAAAGAAGTGAAAAAAATTGAAGTAGAGGGTAAAGTATCAGCTAAAGAACTGGGTGTTGATTTCTTTGATACTCCAATAGGAAAAGAAGTTGATAGCATAAATACAAGCATTTTAATTGGAGAACTCAATGTTATAAAAGAGGGTTTAAAAATAAAAATATAATTAACTAAATATATGAACGCAGAAAAAACATTATTAAACAAGGCTCGTACATTACTTGGAATACAAGTGAAGCTAGAGCAAATGACGCTAGATAATGGTGCAGTCTTAGAAGCTGAAGTATTTGAAGCTGGAGCAGAAATCTTTGTCGTTGCAGACGAAGAAAGAGTTGCAGTACCAGTTGGAGAGTACGAAGCAGAAGGCAAAACCATTGTAGTATCAGAAGAAGGAGTAATTGGAGAAATCAAAGAAGCAAGTGCAGAAGAAGAAGCACCAGCAGAAGAAGCACCAGTTGCAGAAGAAGAGTTAGCAACAGAAGAAGCTACTCCTAAAAAAATAGTTAAATCAATATCAGAAGAAATGTTCTTCTCAGAAATTGAAAAACTAAGAACTGAGATCAACGAACTAAAATTATCTAAAACAGAAGTTGTTGCAGAAGAGGTAGTAGTTGAAGAAAAAGTAGAGTTATCAGAAGTAGAAGGAATTACACATACTCCAGAAAACTCATCTGATAATAAAGAATTAAATCTTTATTCTCAAAGAGGGAATAAGAACACAACAATAAATAGAATTTTTAACGCAATAAATAAATAAATAATGGCTACAACAACAAGTATTACTTCCACTTATGCTGGAGAATTTGCTGGAAAATACGTTTCAGCAGCTCTATTAAGTGGTAACACAATCGCAAATGGTTTAATCGAAGTAAAACCAAATGTAAAATTTAAAGAAGTATTAAAAGTGGTATCAATCGATGGTATTACTGCAAATGCTACTTGTGATTTCTCTGATACATCAACTGTAACGTTGACTGAAAGAGTAATCGAACCAAAACAACTTCAAGTAAATCTTGAATTATGTGTAAACAACTTCCGTTCTGATTGGGAAGCTGAATCAATGGGTTTCAGTTCTCATGATAACCTACCTAAAACTTTCTCTGATTACTTTATCGGAAGAATCTCTCAGAAGGTAGCACAAAAAACAGAGCAAGATATCTGGAGTGGAACTGATGGAGCTGGTGCTTTTGATGGTTTCGTAACTTTATTAGCTGCTGATGCTGGACATACTGGAGCAAAAAAGATTACTGGAGAAGCAGTAACTGCTGCAAATGTAATTGCTGAGTTAGGAAGTGTTGTAGATGCTATTCCAAGTTCTTTATATGGAAACGATGAGTTATTTATGTATGTATCTCAGAACATCTTTAGAGCTTACAAAAGAGCTTTAGGAGGTTTTCAAGCTGGAGGTTTAGGAGCTGCTGGTGTAAACGCACAAGGAAACAACCAAGACATCGACATCCAATATTTTGATGGTGTAAAAGTTGTTGCTTGTAACGGATTAGCTGACAACAAAGTAATCGCTACTTTGAAATCTAACTTATTCTTTGGGACTGGACTTTTATCAGACCACAACGAAGTAAAAGTATTAGATATGTCAGATTTAGACGGAAGTTCTAATGTTAGATTTATAATGAAATATTCAGCAGCAGTACAATATTCTATTGTTGGAGATATCGTTTCTTACGGATTAGGATTATAAGATAATCTATAAAATAATAATAAAGGGTAGGTAGTTCATCTGCTTACCCTTTTTTTAATAACTTAAAAAAATATAACACAATGGCTTGTTTACTTACATCTGGTAGAGCTTTACCTTGTAAAAGTAGTGTTGGTGGCTTAAAAGCAGTATATTTTGCAGATTATGGTACGTTGGGAGCAACTACAATAGCATCTGGAGAAATTACTGCATTAGCTGGAACACCATCCTTCTTTAAATTTGATATCAAAGGTAATTCTTCACTAGAAACCACAATTAATAGTTCAACAGAAAACGGAACTACATTTTACACACAAACTTTAAATTTAACTTTACCAGTTTTAGATAAAGCTACACAAGAAGAAATTAAAATTTTAGCTACTGCAAGACCACACGTTGCAATAGAAGATTACAATGGTAATTTCTTTATGGTAGGTTTAGAACACGGAGCAGAGGTAACTGGAGGAACAATTGTATCTGGTGCTGCTATGGGAGATTTAAGTGGATTCACTTTAACGTTAGAAGGTCAAGAAACTGACCCAGCATATTTTGTAACACCAGCCGTAATAACTGCTGATACAAGTGCAACGCAAATTGATCCAAACGCATAGTTTTTTTCATTTTTGATTTGATTTTAGGGCATTCTTTCGGGAATGCTCTTTTTTTTTATACAAATTAATAAAAAGGGTTAAAAATTTCATTATATAATAGATGAAACACTTAATACCATCTACAAACTCACAAACGATTAAAATTATACCAAGAGTATATGCTACATCTGTAACAATTAAGTTAAGAGATGATAGTACAAACTCAGAGGTAGAGATAACACCTACTGCAATTGTAAACAAAAACTACTTAGAGCTTTCTAGTGTGTTTACTTTAATAGAGGGTAGATTTTATGATTTAAAAGTATATAACGGACAAGACATCATTTATAGAGACAAGATTTTTTGTACTAGCCAATCAACTGACCAATCTAACAACGAACATTACTCAGTAAATAAAAACGAGTATGTACAAGAAGATGGTGGTAATAATGATTTTATAATATTATGAGAAAAAACATAAGAAAAACAAAACCAACCATAAATAACAAAAGCAAATCATCTGTATCTTTTGTTAATTTATCTTCTTACACCTCTCCAGAGATTGTAGAGAATAAGAACAAAGAGTGGATTGAGTTTGGTGCTGACAATGACTATTTTAAATTCTTAATTGATAGATATAACGGAAGTGCTACAAACAATGCTTGTATTAACTCTATCTCTCAGTTGATTTTCGGTAGAGGGTTAGATGCAACAGATAGTGCAAGGAGACCAGAGCAATATGCAAGAATGATATCTCTATTTAAAAAAGATGATGTTAGAAAGTTTGCGTATGATTTAAAACTTACTGGTCAATGTGCTATGCAAGTAATTTACTCAAAGGATAAAAAGTCTATTGAGAAAGTAGAACATATACCTATTGAGACTTTAAGAGCTGAGAAATGTAGTGCAGACGATAAAGAAGTACAAGCGTATTACTATCATGCAGACTGGGTAAACATAAAGCCAAGTGATAAACCTTTAAGAATACCAGCTTTTAATGTTTCAGATAGTCCAAAACCTATTGAGATACTATATGTAAAACCTTATGTAGCTGGGATGTACTATTATAGTACCCCAGACTATCAAGGAGGGTTGCAATATGCAGAGTTAGAAGAAGAAGTATCTAACTATCATATTAATAATATACAAAATGGTCTTGCTCCTAGTATGTTAATCTCGATGAATAATGGAGTACCTGATGAAGAGCAACAAAGGTTAGTAGAAAACAAGATAAAACAAAAATTTAGTGGATCGTCTAATGCTGGTAAATTCATACTTGCTTTTAACGATGATAAAGAAAGTGCTGCAACAATTGAAGCAGTACAATTATCAGATGCACACAACCAATACCAATTTTTAAGTGATGAATCACAGAAGAAAATAATGGTAGCTCATAGGATTGTATCTCCTATGCTTTTAGGTATTAAAGATTCTACTGGATTTGGTAATAATGCAGAAGAATTAGAGACTGCTTCTATATTGATGAATAATACAGTTATTATACCATTTCAAGAGCTTTTAACGGATGCCTT